CCTCCTTGTTTTTTGGTAGTACATTAATCACTCTAAAAGGCAGAAATAGCAAGTCCTATTTTGATATTTCTTCAACTATTTTCTGTGGTTCAGAAAAGTGGAATCTCATCTTCGCTCTCATCGCTGGTCGCTATAATATTATAAGGAACCTTCTCGCCATCCCGCAAAAGATATACACCATCGGAGGAACCGACTGCCTCAATATACCGTTTCACAATGACATCTGCGAATTTTTCATCCAGCTCGATGCCATAGCAGATGCGCCCGGTTTCCTCACAGGCGATGAGGGTGGAGCCGGAGCCGAGGAACGGATCAAGCACGATGCAGTTACTCATACAGGAATTTTGTATAGGGTAGGCCATCAGTGCCACAGGTTTCATGGTCGGATGCTCCTTGCTGGATTTCGGACGGTCATATTCCCATACAGTGGTCTGCTTTCTGTCAGAATACCATTGGTGCTTGCCGCCTTTCTTCCAACCAAACAGGCACGGTTCATGCTTCCACTGATACGGAGATCGACCAAGCACCAGCGCATTCTTTTTCCAGATGCAGCAGCCGGACAAATAAAATCCCGCATCGGCAAAAGCCCTGCGGAAGTTCAATCCCTGCGTGTCAGCATGGAATACATAGATGGAGGCATCATTCTCCATGTTCTGTTCCATATTTACAAACGCCGCGAAAAGGAATTTATAAAAATCCTCATCTGGCATATTGTCATTCTGGATTTTACCCGCCGTTTCCTGTACATTCACATTGTAGGGCGGATCGGTCAGAACCATATTGGCACGCCGCCCATCCATGAGCGAAATGTAGGTTTCCGGCAGAGTAGAATCACCGCAAACCAAACGGTGCCGCCCCAAAAGCCAGAGGTCACCTTTGCGGGACATGGTCGGCTTTTTCAGTTCTTCCTCCACATCAAAGTCATCCTCTTTGATGGCCTTATTGTGTACCTTGGAAAAAAGCTGCTCGATCTCCGGTGCCTCGAAGCCCGTAAAATCCGTATTGAAGTCCGCAGACTGCAGATCGACCAGCAAGTCAGCCAGAAGCTGCTCGTTCCATGCGCCTGTGATTTTATTGAGAGCGATATTCAAGGCTTTCACCTTGTTTTCATCCTCAATATGAACCACCACGCACTGAACTTCTGTATATCCCATATCCTTCAGCACGGTCAGGCGCTGGTGACCGCCAATAACCGTCATGTCAAAATTGACGATGATAGGTTCCACATAACCGAACTCCTGAATGGAGTTTTTGATTTTCTCATATTCCTTATCTCCCGCTTTGAGCTTCTTGCGGGGATTGTATTCTGCCGGACGGAGCGCATCCACCGACAGGGTTTTCCATTCCATAGCACTCATAGATTTTCCTCCTCACGTCCGGCTGGCCCCACATAAAGCTCCCGGCCATCTTCTTCCCGCCAGAACCTGTCGCGCACATAACATTCGTGGCAGCAGTATCTGCGGTTCTTATTTCCATAGGATTTGAACGACTTCCCGCAGTAGGCGCAGGTTACATCATAGTAAGCTGTGGCCTTTCTCTGAATTGCCTCTGGGTGAGCCGCCCACCATTCCCGCCTGCATTTGTCTGAGCAAAACTTCCGCTTTCGCCCGGTTGGAGCCTGAATAATCTGCTTCCCGCAGCACATACACGCTGCGCCGCTGGCCATCTGCTCCTTCATGTTCAAAGTTAGGGCAGAGGCATAACCATCCAGCCCGTGTCCTTTACAATAGTTTCGTACTATGTCACGGGATAGCCCAACAACCGAAGCAATGGCCCTGTAGCCAACGCCGCGCATCCTCAGTTCCCGTATTTGCTTCGCTTGAAAGTCAGTCATTGCTTCACATCCTTTCGCTGAATTGTGCAAAGAAAAAAGGCCGGAAACCTCACTTTTGCAGCATGGTTTCACAGCCTTAAATCGTACTTTTTCGCAAAATAAAAGTGCTGTCCTGATACGAAAAAGTATCGGAACCGCACGGTTTTTCAGTAATCTTATAGCATTTTGGGGTGATTTTGCGCCCCTGCAGGGTATCCCCCCTCTTTAATTTCGCAAAAATTCACGTTTGAGGGGGCGCCGGTCTTTTAGAGACCGGGTCACAGAGATTTTGACCGCCCCTCCCGGTAGCGGTATTCCTCGTATCTGTCCTCGGTCATTGTTTTTGTATCATGGCAGGATTTGCAGAGAGCCTGCCAATTCTCTCTGTCCCAGAAAAGTTTCTGATCTCCCCGGTGGGGTGTGATGTGATCGACCACGGTTGCCTTCACATAGCGTCCTCGTGCAAGACAGCGAACACACAGTGGATGGGATTGAAGATAAACAGCTCTGGCCTTACGCCAACGGCTCCCATATCCTTTCTCCGCTGTAGTCTTTACATCATGGCGATGGAGTGGCTGGTGTTCCTCGCAGTACATCGTACCATAAGGAACCAGCCGACCACAGCCGGGATGCTTACATGGGGTGTTAGGTCTGCGCGGCATGGCAAGCACGTCCTTTCCTGTTTCTCTCAATTACACGGTCAATGCCACGAATCGCTCCAGCTTCATCTCCAGCCAGAATCTGGCCCTTGATGGTTCGATACTGCTGCGCCGTCAGCCAACACTTTTTCTTCTTCAGGTAAGCCATCGCCTCCTGCGTTTTATCAGTATACAAAATTGCCATCTCCTTTCATATGTACGGGTGGGTGAAAGGATAGAAAGTCCCGCCCGGCCACGAAAAAAGGACTCGGAGCCAAAGCTCCAAGTCCCATTCCATTTCGGCAATTATAATAATAGCACATTCGATTTTGAAAAACAGTACACCTTTAGTACACCAATACTAATTAACTTTAGGCTGCTGATTTGATACGGTAATTAAGCCGCGATCAATATAGCTTTTGACTGCAAGGTCAATAGTTTCAAGGCAAGTATATTTAGGTCTATATTCCAGTAATCGTTTTGCTTTTTCTATGCTGAATACACCGCTTCTCGCAATGTGATAGTAGGTGTGGTCGCACTCCTCAGTATTGCCTTCATAGTCACACCACTCTGGCCAAGGGAGAAACTTGATTTTTGGTTCTTGTCCAAAGTATTCATATAGGTGCTTCGCGTAGCCGTAAAGCGTGACATGAGACGCAGCCTCGGCATCAAAAGATTCACCCAAAGATTGACTCCTGTGGGTAATGGCTTGATAAAATACCTGAGCCACATCATATCCATGAACATGATGCAGAATTTCCTGACCAAAATTTGGTAAACAAATCTCTTTACCGTCTGCAATATCCTGAAATACGCGCATAGAAGTATTTCCCCACGGATTGATGATTGCCCAGCCGGGGCCAGAAATTTGACCCGGCATAATAATAGTAGCAGGAAAATTAAACTTGCGATACTGTGCTTTTAGGTACATCTCGCTGGCAAACTTATCTTTACCGTATGCATCTAACGGTTCCTTGCGAATATCATCCGGGTCAAACGGTATAGTTTCAGCCATGCCGTGTGCCCAACAAGAGGAGCAATACAGATAATGGCTCAGGCCCGTTCCTCGAAACGCGTCAACCATTTTCTCCGTTTCTGCAATATTGAAATTTACAAGATCAACAATCACATCCGGCTCCATAGCCTTTATTTTTTTCATAAACACCGGACTATTTTCTCTATCAAGAAGCACTCGTTCTGCTCTGCTCCAAGCTGGATCATCTTCATATGGTTTAGACATAGAACGAGTAACCGCAATTGTTTCATATCCTCCCTTAACCAGCATGGGGACTAAATAGGTTCCGATATGTCCCGCTGCTCCAATGACAACTACTTTCATTTGATACCTCCAAGATATTTGTTTTCCATTTCCTTATACATCCCGCATAATCACTCATATTCCCACAATCCAGCATCATGCAGCTTCTCCCAATCGGCAGCGATCACCTTGACCTTTCGGTTAAAGTCAACTCTATAATCCTTCCGATACACAAGGCCGGAATCCAGCATCTCCTGCAAGACTATTTTCACCCGATGCTCCGGCACTTCATTTCGGCGGGATACTGCTTGTACCGTACCCATGAAAGTTGGAATGATTTCAGGGTGCCCTGATATGTATGACATATTCTGAATTATCATCTGCTGGATAGGCAAATCCTTCACACTGTCTTCCGGTAGCTCAATGCAGGTGGTGGCTACTGCTTTCAGTTGATTGCTGGTGGCACCTTCCACTCCATAGACAATCACTTTCTTTTTTAGGCGCTGCACAAGGTATTTCACAACACTCTGGAAATGCCCGTCTCCGGTGAACAAAATGTAGGTGTCGTATTCCGGTTTCAATGCTGCTGTCTGGTATATGTAGTCCAGCATGATAAAATCGGTCATGTCCTTTTTGTAGCGTCCATAGGCATTTTGCGTTTCAATAATTGTATTTGTGATGGTTCGTAGTTTCGGCAGCTCTGCTTGTATTCCATCATGTCCAAAGTCGGCAAATATCATGACATCTTCTATGTCGTATTCTTCATCCAGTTTTCTTTTCCACGCCGCTGGATCTGGAACCATATAAAACAGTTTTCTATACGAATAATACCAATGCTCATAGTCCACAAAGATTACGGCCTTCGACCTTGCGGCTTTCGGAGGCTCTCGCCTACCAAATAACTTGTCCCAAATGCTCACATTATTGGCACTTCCTTTCCTTTGTTTTGCTGCCGCTAATAATATACCAAAAAAGCAGGAAAATTGGAACTACCTTAAAAACAAAATCTTTAAGGATGGCCTTATCAGTATTAGACCTCAGTTATATTGCTCTACAGCACCGATCTGTATTTGCAGCGCCCTTGTAACCGCCGCCATAACCTGTGCGCTGGTCACCGAGCCTTTCTTCTCCATGAGAGAAGATTTATCAATGGTGCAGACCTGCTCCGCCAAGGCCATGCTGTTCTTAGACAATCCGCTGCCGGAGCTTTTTGGCACCAGCACATGAGTTGGTATGGAACGCCGTTTGTATGTACGGGCAGTCAGCGGAATCACCGTGATGACAGGAGAGCTTGCATTTGCACGATTGTTGCTGACCACCAGCGCAGGGCGGATGCCGCACTGCACACAGCTATCTGTGTTCTGACCAAAATCCACATAATAAACATCGCCTCGTTTACACATCATAGTCAACCCTCCTTAACTCAGCATATAGGAAACCATCTCATCATCGTGTTTCCGATACAGTTCATCCAGCTCTACAATTGCTTTCCTGCGGTTCTTTGCCACCATCGTCCGGGAAATATGGTAATGCTCACACAAGTAATCCCAAGTGCAGCCATGTACCACCATGTCCGTCATGAAGTCCGGCAGATATCCACTCAACGCAGTCAGCGCCGCTTCGAAAAAGCGGACATCCTCGGACAGCATCAAATATCGCTTTTCCAGATGCTCGTACCATTCCCGGTTGATCTCTTCCATACGAGCATGATAATTCAGAGCAATGGAGGCAGGCTTATTGGAGATGTTGCTGGTCTGGACACGCTCACCTTCAGGGCTGCTGAAATTCATGGACTCAATCATTTCCGTTTCAGAAATCCCCTTGAAGTTTTTAATCTGATGCTCCAGACACCGCAGTTCGGTTTTCATTTGTGGGTACTCCCGTATAATCGTTTCTATCCTTTCGCTCATCGCTTACCCTCCAATCCTTGCCCGGACAGCTGCAATCAAATTCGACTGCCGCATATCCTTATTTTCCAGTGCCTTCATCACATCCTCGTCATGGGTGCCTTTTGTGATGATGTGGTGGATCACCACCGTGTGTTTCTGTCCCTGTCTCCACAGTCTGGCGTTCAACTGCTGATATAGCTCCAGCGACCATGTCAGCCCATACCAGACGATGGTGCAGCCGCCTTCCTGAAGGTTCAAGCCGTGTCCGGCAGAGGCGGGGTGGATCAGGGCCATTGGAACCTTCCCGGCATTCCAGTCGGAAATATCCTTCGAGGTATCGATGCACCTCGCCTCTGGGAAATGCTCCCGGATTCTGGCGAGATCATGTTTGTACCAATACGCTACCAGCAGCGGCTTCCCGTTTGCCGCCTCCACTAAATCCTCTAAGGCATCCAGCTTGCGGCTGTGAATGGGAAGTACCCTGCGATCATCGCCGTAAACTGCACCATTTGCCATTTGAAGAAGTTTGCCGGAAAGGACACCTGCGTTTACTGCATCCAGCTCCTCATCTCCAATCTGCACCACCATATCCCGACAGAAATCGTCATAGATCTTTTTCTCCTTGGCGCTCATCTCGACCTCGATGCGGTTATCAATACGCTCCGGCATATCCAAATAATCCACCGCCTTCATTGAAATGCAGATGTCGGAAATCAGGGAGTAAATAGCATCTTCCGCGCCCTCACGAGGTTTGTAGCTGTAGACGATTTCCCGGTTGCGCTTATCTGGGGTGAAGAACCTCTCACGGTATCCAGTGATAAACCGCCCAAGCCGCTGGCCCATATCCAACAGGTACATCTCCGGCCACAGATCAAGCAGGGAGTTGGGAGCCGGGGTTCCGGTCAGCCCAATCACCCGATGCACCAAAGGACGAACCTTCTTCATCGCTTTGAACCGCTCCGTCCGGTTGGATTTGAAGCTGGACAGCTCATCAATCACCACCGTATCAAAATCCCATCTGTGGTTTTCCACCAGCCAACAGACATTTTCCCGATTGATGATGTAGAGGAATGCAGGGCAATTAAGTGCCTTCTCACGCTGCTCGCGGTTTCCTATTACCAGCGATGCAGTCAGGCCCGTGAGATGTTCCCATTTTGAAAGCTCCCTCGGCCATGTGTCTGTAGCCACGCGCTTCGGCGCGATCACCAGCACTTTGACGATATCAAAATAGTCAAGGGCCAGCTCCCATAACGCACTCAGCGTGACCACTGTTTTCCCAAGTCCCATATCCAACATCAGGCAGCAAACCGGATGCTCCAAAATAAATTCAGCTGCAAAGCTCTGATAGTTATGTGGATTGTATTTCATCAAGGACACCTCCAATCATGTCGGGCTTGTCAATCATATAGACAGAAAACCCCAAAGCGGTCAGCTGCTTGGCTCGAAGCTGCTGCAGGGGCCGCATCTTTTTTCCCGGAGCTTTCAATTCTACAAAGGCCAGCCGCCCACCGGGGAACAAAACCAAACGGTCAGGCACCCCATCTAAACCGGGGGACACGAATTTGACGGCCAGCCCACCACGCTTTTTAGCCTCCGTGGTCAGCTTCTTTTCTACAAAACTTTCCCTCATGGTGATACCTCCTGTTCTCATGTGCTGTTCCAATGTGGCAAAAATCTCTACGCGCGTATATGTGTGTTACGCGCACCTGTTTTCTTCTTTTTTTATAATTTCAATCTTAATAGGAGTTTTCTTAGGAACATGGGAACAGGCTAACGCCAAACCGCCGTTTATCAGGGAAAATCCTCTGTGCCTTGCCGCTGTTCCGAAGCAGCAGAGGGCAACAAAGGAACGTTCCCAACCTCACTCTGTCTGTTCCCGACAGCGCACGAAGGTCTTCTGCGGCCCATAAAGCGGGAACCGTGTCTTTCCGCTTTTCAGGCCCTGAATCGGCTCCCAGCCGCCGACCTTCATCAAGATCGATTCAACCTCATAGGAATCAGACCGCTTAAGGTTCTGGCGCTCCTTTCCAAAGCATTCACACCAGATTTCCATAATGCAGACCTTTTCCCGGCGCACTGTCCCGGCCTTCGGCTCTCCATCAAATTCACTGCCGCCGAGGAAGCTCCTGCGCTGAAACAAATCCATCTTGTCCCAATTTTCCGGGAGCAGGGTTTCCAGATAATCTGCAATGACACCCTCACGATCATCGGACTCCATCGCGTCCTGCTGCATGGCATAAGCGTCCGCTGCAACCCGGCCCTTGAGATACAGTTCCTCTCCCGCACGGTATCGTTCAATCGCCTCCGCCCAGATCTGGTCAACCTCCGTCAGCTCCCACGGATGGAATTTTCCATTGCCGGAAACATGAACAGGCCAGAAGCGGCGGTTGCCAGTAATATCCCGCAAAAAGCCTCCCTCGGAATTGGTGCTGCCAACGATAATGCAAGAACGGGGATGGCTTTCGACCACCACGCCATATGATTGCCGGAACTTGTCATCCGTCCGGGTGACAAATGATTTCATGGTCTCCACATCAACCTTTTTCATCCCGGCCAGCTCACCCAGCTCCAAAATCCAATAACCCTGCAGCTTCTCCGCAGCGGTCTTGTCCTTCATATCCGTGATCGAAAGGCTGTCGGAATACCATTGCTTTCCCAATAGGGTAAACAGCGTAGATTTGCCGATACCCTGTGGGCCATTCAGAACCAGAATGGAGTCAAACTTGATCCCCGGCTCGTAAACTCTCGCTACCGCTGCGGCTAACGTTTTCCGGGTGACCGCACGGACATACGGTGTATCCTCTGCGCCGAGGTAATCAATGAGCAGCGTATCCACTCGCTCCGTCCCATCCCATTGCAGTGTTTCAAAATACTCCTTGATTGGATGGTAGAGCCGCTCCGCAGAAACCACAGCCAGTAGAGCGTCCTTGAACTTTGTTGGTGACCAGATGCCATACACCCGTTCAAAGTACAGCTTGGCGCAGGAGATATCTGTATCTCCCCAGCCGGGTTTGACCTGCTTCCACGGGAGATCACCAATCACATCGATCATGCACTTGAACTCGTTGTAAACGATATTCTGAAGCTGCGGGTCGTGGCGGAGGATGGCAGCGATGTTTGTCAGGGTATCTTTGACCTTCCCTTGCTTATCCAGCTCCAGCACGGTCTGCCAGTCTTCATCGTCTGGCTCAGAATCAAACTCCGTCTGTGCCGCCTGAGTGCGCTCTTTGGCAAGCTGCACCTTTACCCGGTCATCCTGCAAAGCAAACTCCTGCATGGCTTTGAAGGAAGGCAGTTTTGCCGGGTCGGTATCTTCATCTGTCTTGGTATCCAAACCACCGAATTTGTGGATACGGACTACATCAAAAGCATTCATCAGCCGACCGCAAGCCGGGTCTGTGGCATGATGGCTGTATGCGTACCGCCCTTCGTAGATCACCACGCCAGCCTGAGAATCGGCAGGGACATAGTCATAGCGTCCGGACATGGAGCTGTGTTTGTATACATCCTGCAGAAAGGTGTCGATGGCATCCGTGATACTGTAAGTACGGCAAAATGCGCCGACCATTCCCGGTTTCTCCAACGGATCAGCCTGCTTCTTGATATCCCGGTTGACGATGGTCTGCTGCCTCTTGGATACAGGCCACTCTGCTGTATTATGCCAATCGTGATATTTGGCAAGCTCTGCATCCGGATCGAGTAGTGCGCCAGTAATCTCGTGAAATATAAACTCACCATCCGAAGAAGTAGAGGGCCAATACATTAAGCGGCTCGGCTCATAGGTGGTATCATCGAACAGTTCAATGCCGATCTCGTCCGCCACTTTTCTGGCTACCGCGCAGTATTCATCCGGTGTCACCTCACGGGCCAGAGGGATGATCAGGCGGAGTCGGGGCTTTTCCGGGGTGTGTTTATGCGTAGAGTAGATATAGCACTGGAAGGAAAAGAACATCTCGATCTGCTCGATAATATCCGGTGTGGCGTAATCCATATCCAGCGACAGCCCGGAGCGGGTGAGGACACAGTCTTTTTTCCTGCGTCCGCCTTTGAGGGTTCCAAGAACGAAACCGCCCACATCCTTGATGTCATCCTGCTTCGCCTTTCCCAACTTCCGGTACTGCTCCACAGTCTCGGCAGTGCGCCGTGTCTGGGAAATTCGGTCACGGAACTCGGAAAGCTCCATTTCAGCAAGGTTCCACTTTTTATCCATTCTGGAATTTCCGATGCTTAATCTCATCTTGATCGCTCCTCCCTGTAAAGAAACTGTTCAATGTTTCTGTGCGTCCGTATTTGCAGCCTCGCGCTTTCGCGCATACGACTCTCCAGTGAGCTACGGCCTTTTTCCTGTGTACTGGATTTTATCTGCTGCTCGAAGGTACGCACCTGTGATTGATAGCGGCGCTCCTTTTCCCGCAGGAAACGCAGCAGCCTGTCCTTGTCCTCCTGCGAACAATACTGGCAGATGAGGCGGAATATCTTTCTTGCTCGATCTGCTGTACAGGGGAAAAACGCATCCATCTTCAGGTCAATATGTCCGGTGGGATATTGGATGTGCAGGATTTTTTCTTCTGCTTCAATGTTGTGTACTGCCGTGTAAGCTGTCGGGTCTGGATACCCGGAGCTGTTTTTGTAGCTGATTCCCATTACCTCCATACCTCCTAATCTTTTTTATAAAACGAACACTCGTATCCGTCTGCACGAAGGGGCAGGCCATCTGCCCAAGCTGGAGCAATCGACATTATTCGACAAATATCCTCCACGCTGGAAATTCCCTCCGGCACCTCCAGCACGGCTTCATCGTGTATATGCATGACGATCTCAAATCCATCATTCCGCAGCCTGAGCATGGCGAGTGCCAACAGATCACGAGCCGTGGCCTGCACAATGTTTTCCACCAGCTTCGGCCCGTAGGTTTCAATCCTCATCCACTTTTTGCTTTCGCCAACGCCCTCATAAGAAAGGCTCTCTCGTCCGAAACGGTTCTGTGTCATGCGGGGTTTGATATACGACAGCCTCCTGCCGGATGGCAGCGTGACAAACAGAATCCCGGAACGATACACGAAGCTCAGATTGCCAAGATGCACTTCTGTTTTCTCCCGGACAGCTTTCACCGCTGCCGCATCTACATCCCACCAGAATTTTGTAATGTGTGGATTGGAGTTGCGCCATTGGCTTACCAATGGCTGAAGTTCATCTTCCTGTAAGCCCATATCCAATGCGCCCATCGAAGTCAGTGCGCCGACTGCGCCGCCATAACCAAGGGCCAGCTCGGCTATTTTCCCTTTCTGCCGGAGGTGACCATTTTCTCCGTGCTTGACAACCGGAACACCAAACATCTTTGATGCAGAAGCGCAATAGATATCACCGCCCTGTGCAAAGGTATCCAGCCGCCACTGTTCCCCCGCAAACCACGCCAGCACCCTTGCTTCAATGGCGGAGAAGTCCGCCACAATAAATCTGCAGCCTTGCTTCGGTACAAAGGCGGTGCGGATCAATTCAGACAGCACCCCCGGTGTGGAATCAAACAGCAAATCTAAATCCTCGAAACGCTGATTTTTTACAAGGTCACGGGCAAGCTCCAAATCTACGATGTGGTTCTGGGGGAGGTTCTGAACCTGCACCAAGCGGCCTGCCCACCGGCCTGTCCGATTGGCACCGTAAAACTGCAGCAGGCCGTGTACGCGACCATCGGAGCAAACAGACCGTTCTATTGCTTCATATTTCTTCACGCTGGTTTTCGCCATCAGCAAGCGGAGCTTCAGCACCTCCAGCACCTCACCGTCTGTCTCAGCCATCAAATTCTTGACGGATTTCTTATCAAGGCTCTCTGCTTCCACGCCATGCTCCGCCAGCCATCTTTTTATCTGCACCGGGGAGTTGGGATTGGAAAGCCCGGTTAGCTCATAAGCTCTGGCCGTGACCATGTCCCGATATTGGTTATCACAGAGAACAGCATTTGCTACGAGCTGCCTGTCCACCAAAATCCCTCGATCATTGATCTCCTGATCCATCCGGTACAGTTCCATTTCGGTTTCCGGTATCGGATAGTTCCGCAGCTTCCATCGGATTTCCCGTTCAGCATCCACATCCCGGATACAGTAGGCTTTAAACCGCTGCCACTTTTCCGGCTCATGTTCCGGCAGGTTTCTTGTCCTGCCGCCATTGGCTTTGGTCGGCTTACATGGCATAGAGAAAAACCGGAGGAGGTCAGCTCCTTCTTTCAGCTTTTTTCGCTGTATATCCAGCACCTCACCAACGCTGTCCAATGATAGGGGCAGAGCAAGCAGCGCAGACTGCACCGCTGTACACTGCCATCCTTCTGGACAAAGGTGGTGACCGAGATACTTGGAAATACACGTGCGCTCGAACTGAGCATTGAATGCGGTCTTAATGACAGAGGTATCCTCAAGTGCATCCAGCACTCTCTGGGGGAGCGTTTCCCCACAGGCAATATCCACGACAGCTGTCGGTTCTTCATCAAAGGCATAAGCAAATAGCAGGATTTCAAACTGTGGACTGTCGGTATAGGCGTATACGCCGCATTTCGTCAAATCCACATCGGAATAGGTTTCTATATCAATTGCCAAAAGGCTCATACGAACACTCCCTTCTGATTCTTCGCAGTTCTTATGTATAGGGCGGGATGGCGATACCGCCATCCCACCCGCAGGCCATTAGGACAGGAAGTCCTCTTCCTCTTCCGTCTGGAAGTCATCCGCTGCGCTGGAGCGTCCGCCGAGGCTCTCTCCATCCCGGAGCTTCTGGATATTGCCAAGGCCAGCGGCAATGCCACGGTTCCCGTTGGAATTGTATCCGTAGAAGGTCACACTGATTTTGCCATAGCAGCCGGAATACACCTCGCTCTGGTCAAGAATCGGCTGGACACGGGCATCCACGACCTGCGGAGCCTGACGGGAATTGGCGTTGAAGAAGTAGCTGTTGGCATACGCTTCATCGTCCGGCCTGTCGAGATCGCCATCTCTCAAAGGCAGCTTCAGGTTCGCAGGAATCTTGCCGCCCCACTTGGAAACGGAGTCTTTCTTCGCCTGTTCAACAGCCGCCTTGATGGCATTGATGGTTTTGGTATCGCTCTTCGGAATGATAGCAGACACACTGTACTTGGGATCTCCGCCGTTCACAGAATCCGGCTCCCAGCAATGAAGATAGGAAAAACGGCAGGGAACGATAACCTTAGTTGCATTTGCAGTATTAGACATAATTTAGTCCTCCTCTTTAAAGTCCGCCGCAGCGGTTGATGATTGAATAGCTTTTCGTTTGTCCGATTCCGGGACAAGGGTTACTTTGCCTTCCGGCTTGTACACCAAGGAACCGAGGATACGGGCAAATTCCTTCTTGCCCATCAAGCGCTCCATCTCAGTGATTCCGATGAGCGACTTCTTATAGATGTCGGTGTATCCGGCAGCTGATGCTGCGGCAGCGACTTCCTCCTCGGAGGTGTATTTCCGGTTGCTCTTGCCCATGACCAGCTTGAACCCTTTCCAAACCTTGTGATGGACAATTGCCTGATCCTGTGCGTAGGCATATACATCGGATGCCCATTTCGACAGCTCGTCCGCCGTTTTCAACACTTCGGCAATCTCATCGTCTGTCAGTAGAGCCGGGGCCTTAAATTCCATCTGCGCCAGCTTCAGATTTTCTTCTGCCCGCTGTCGGCAGGTAAAACGCGCCTTGCAGAAACGGCACCAGCTTCCGGCGCTCAGATCGCCTTCGCCTTTCAGCGCCAGCTTCCCGGCAGGACGGAGGGTGACGTTTCCCCACGCCTTTAAGTCTGTAGGGGAGATATCCCATGTGCTGAAGTTGGAGATGCGGGGCTGATAAATGGTCAGCCTGACCGCTTCAATATCAAAGAGCATCTCTGCCAACTCCAGCACTCCCAGACCGTAAATTTTCAGCTGCGGATTGTCCTCGGCATACACCGGGACTCCCTTGCCCAACTTCAAATCAATGATGTGGATCATCCGGTCAGTTATGATAACCATGTCGGCAGTGCCAAAGCAGTCCGGCACATAGTCCGAAATATCCACACGAAACTCTACAAAGAAGATAGGGCTGGTGCATTCCTGTCGGGCCGTTTCGATCTCCTCGATTACGAATGATACATAATCGTCCACGGCCTCCAGCAACTCATCCGAATAATAATCAGACACCGGACGGGTGGTACGTAATTTCAGGTACTTTTTGATGAGGTGTTCAGCCAGCGCATGGCCAGCTGTACCCTCTGCTGCGTAGGGACTCTCCTCATCCTCAAACGCCTCCCCAAGCACCAAAGAAGGGGGACAATGAATCAGGCGGTTTGCCGCTGAAGGAGAGAACCTTGCATGAGCGCCCATTAGAGGGCCTCCGCATCCGCCATCAATGCGGCATAGTCCTCCGGCTTTACACCGGAGAGCTTCCCGGAGTCATATTTCAGAAGAAGCTCCTTGACCTCCCGGCGCTTTCCAGCCTGTGCCTTGGAAGCCAGCACTGCACGGATTTCTTCAATGGAGATTGCCTTCTGCGAAGGGGCCTCCGGCGCAGTCTCCGTCATAACATTCTTCTGGTCTTTTGCCAAAGCACGGTAACCAGCAGCCAGCTTTTCATACCCTTCAGCAAGGGTTAAATAAATATCACTCATACGCTGTATCCTTTCTTATGCAAACTTCAAATCACGAACAGCCATGCGAAAAACATCCGTGAGGCGGTCATCGATCATCATGGTTTCCGGGTAGATACGGTCTCCATTGTTGGAATAGAGCCGGACGGGAATTCCAAGCTCACGAACCTTTTCAAGCTCATACGCCATCCCGCTGCTAATGGTGCTTCCGAAAATCCAGACTTCATCACAGGATTTCATCAGCTCTACGCCGAGGGTGATGCCCAGAATACGTTCTTCCGGATTGGAGTCCTTCAGGAACTGCGGAAACAGCAGATGGGGCGCTACAGGGCAATAACCGCAGATTGCCGCCATCCGAGCGTGGTTTCTGGCATCGGACACATTCTTGTCGATGTTGCCGCGATAGGGGGAACAAATAAAAACTTTCATCATAGTCATTCACCTATACCTTTCATAGTCATTCGGGGGTGTACCCGTATTGTCAGTACGGAGCAAACTGAGAGATGATACTGTTCATGACATCAAGATCGTGGCCTTCCAATCCCGGTGCCAGCTTCTTCAAAAGCGCAGCCTGTTCTGGGGAAAGCGTTCTGCGATTCTGGTGGTACCAATCCAGAACCTTAACGCCTCCGCCATAACGGCCACGGACAGTTTCAATCGGATATGAACACGCAAGTTCCTCAATGTCGCGGCGGATCGTTTTTTCATTGACGCCGAATTCCTCGGCCAGATTGGCAATGGTATCCTGACGCCGGACGCAGAGTGCATCCAGAATCGCGGCTCGCCGTTCATTAGGTCTCATCTCGTGTTCACCTCCTCTCTCTTGCTCTGTGGCTATAATCTAAGGGTTAAAGCGGACAGCTTTTGTCCGCTTTAAAAAACTTTTTCGCAAAATGTTTCAGCGCCTTCTCACTGGCATATTCATTTCTCTACCTCCCATGAGAAAAAAGAAGGCCGGAGCATGGCTGTACGAATACAGCCTTACTCCGGCCTGAATGGTGGCTATCGCCCCGATGGTCAGTCAGTAAAACCTCTTATTTCATCCTGCCGACTCTGCGGCAGGCTTTCGCTCGTTCAGTTTTCATGGTATCAAGGTCAGCAGTATAAAAACCGCCGCACTTGGGACACATGATGGATAAAGTAACTTTAGCTCGTCCATCTGCCAACGCCTCGCCTTTACGGCAATAGGGACAGACGAGATGAATTGTATAATTCTTCATAACAGCTTGTCCTCACTTTCTTTACGCTTTTTACGCCGTTTTGCGTAATTACAGGTCAAAAAAACAGCAGCCTGTCTCCTGTTTAAGGGAAGCAGGCTACCGTACTCAGCGTTAGAAAGCTACAGCAAGCTGACTGTTCAGCTGCTGGTATTCAGACTGCGACATCAAAAGGCGCTGGCGTTTCAGCTGAACTCTTGCAGCAGATCTGGAAACGCCATAAATATCTGCCAGCCGCTCAACTAAGCAAGACAAACCAAGTTCAGAGTCCCAATCCATGACATCGTCCTCCACCCAGATACCGTCACGGAATCCGGCACGGCGGATCATCTCCTGCGCACAGGGAATGAAGGTCTTGCGGGGCATGGCGATTGCCGCAGCAAAGGTATTCGCCTGATGCTCCCGGAAATCCTCTTCTGTTACCAGTCTTGGCCTTCTCTCTCCCTGACCGCAGATTGAACTTCTCTTGCAAGTCACCACATGGCTCCCCGGACTGTTCTGCCCGAAGTCAAAGAACGAGAGCTGGTTCTCAATCCTGCGATAGACAGCTGGATGCATGAGAAAATGGCCACCCTCATGCAAATGGGTAAACTTGGAGAAACCCTCTTTTCCATCCTGCATGGTGCTGTTGTCGATCAGTATGGTGCCAGCCGCAACATCGATTGGGCGGACGCACATTCTTTCCTTGTCGAACACCAGAACTTTATCATCGTTGAATACAGTAGCCCCGGCAATCGGGTTTGCATCCTCCGCATAATAAATGTCCTGATAATCTACGGTTGCGCCAAGATAGCTCTCCAGAAAATGGGTTGCATTAATCTTTCCCGGTTCATTTAACAGTTTCGGTTTATAATCCATCAGAACCTCTTCAGCATACTCCTGAACGGCCTGATCTGTAACAATGGGGGTGCCGTCATTCTTGCGACGACTGCAGTGAAATTCAATCAAACTTAGTACCTCGCTTTTTTTCAATCTCTCGAATGAACTGTTTCCAGTCCTCCTCGTCCGCCACTCCGGCATTGGTCATACGCAGCGCCATACGAGCCATATTACCAACCTCGGAATGCATCATGATATCGTCTAAATCAGATGGGATGTCTCCGGTCTCACGCGCTGCCAGATCATACATGAGGGCTTTATCCGCATCTGACAGCTGCAGATATTCGCAGAACTTCTCAATCTTGTCACTTCCAAATGGCTTGCGGCGGCCCTGCTCAATATCGCTGAGCA